TTGTATCTAGGAAAACACTTGGACAAGAACAATATAAAGTATTTAATAATGATGGAATTGATTGTCAATATTATGAATACTCTAACTTTGAGGGTGGATCATATATTATTCAGGTTGATAGTATTATGAAATTAAGATATGCACACGAACGCGAAGGTTGGTTTTCTGATTATGATATGTTCTTTGATGAATTTAATTCACTTGTAAAACATCTATTTACATCGGCTACACTTAATAAGGTTCGGATTGTAGTAATGGAACTACTAATTAGTATTATTAAAAATTGTAATCGGATTTGGATGACTGATGCTGATATTAGCGATAATTCTATACTATTTATGAAAAATAATATTGATAATTTTGATGAAAATTCACTATTCATTCAGAATAAATACAATCACAATAACAATAAAATAGCCGAAGAATTATTCAGTTATGATGATATTATGAATAAAATTAAAGAGGTTGATGAATGTATTATAGCTTGTGATGAAGCTAGAACCTGTCAATGTGTTGAGAATGAAATTAAAAAACATGAAAATAAAAAAGATAAAAAAATCGTAGTTGTTGATAGATATACTGATGAAGAAATTTTATCTAATTTTAATATGGATGATTGGGATATTGTAATCTTCTCTCCTAAGGTTATTTATGGTCTTGATAGTGTTCGGTCTCGCCCTGTGTTCGCTGTCTATAAGGAAACCACTATTGACGCGGGCGATATGGTTCAACAAATTAACAGATGCAGAAATATTACTAAATTATGGTTTTACTTTGAGAGGAAAACATGTTATGATTGTGAATATAATACTTTTAAGGATTGTATTGATGACACAAATGATATTAAAAAATGGTGTGAGAAAAACGATCACCTTCATCAAGATTTCCAAAATCCAGGTATCAATAAAATGTATGTAAACATATTTAATAGATTTAAATATAATCAAGATAGTTATTCTACTAATCCATCAGCTCATTTCAGAAGAATCATTAAAGAAAGAGGTTTTAAAATAAATACTCATATATGTCAATCTAAGAAAATTGAGACTAAACTTAGAGAAGATAAAAAAAGACGACTTGAGGATATTACACCTGAGGCCAAGTTTGTTCAGGACCAAAATAAATTCCTTCATCTTAGTGATAGTGAAATCATGGAACACCCTGAAATATTTTTAGAAAGTCAATTTATTACTCAATATATTAACAGTAAGTTATTTCTATTTGATGAATTTGGTAAAAGATATAATCCAAAACTTAAAAAATGGATTGATGAATACCAAGAAGAAGGTATGAATATTGAGGATAGACACAAGGATTTTATAGAAAAATTAAAATTAGATGTTGAGAAAAATGAAGATTTCTCTGTTAAGAAAATCCGCTCACCAAAAAACAAAATGTTATTTATTAATAAGGTTCGTGAAGCTGTAAAACAACCAAATAAATTCTCAATAGAAGGAATAAGTTTAGTTGATAATGATACTGCACAGGAATTATGGTCTGAGTATTTATCAACATTTACTAGTAAATCCAAAAATGAAGAAAATCCTTTTCTAACCGAAAAAGGTATTCAAGGGATTATGTGTAAAATGTATAAGAACTTATTTGGAATGGCTCCATTTGAGGGTGTAGAAAAGAAATCAACCGTCAATGGAGTTAGGGTTTCTGAATACATTTACAAAGACAATTTTAATAATAAGAAGTTTGTAAGAATGAAAGATGTATATTTTAAAGGAAGAGAAAATAGGAAGAAGGAGAAGGAGGAAAAATATAAGAACAAGATGGAAAGATATGGTTTTGATAGTGATGATGACTGCCTCTGAGAGTAGGACTGATGAGTGTCGGTAGTTTGATTAATTTTTATAGTATTATTTTTGGATATTTAGCGACAGAATTGATTTTATCAATTCCGAGTAATTTCTCAGAAATTACGAACGATTTTTTCTAGGTTTTTGAGTTGCATTCATTAACTCAAAAATTTTCTTAGGTTCAATCTTATCTTTTTGTTGAGCTTTTTCTACATTATGTTGTAAAGGCTGTTTATAACTTGGAGTATTAGGATTTAATGCTTTCATGTTTTTAGTCTTTGATTTTGACATTATAATATTATAATATATAAATTACAATATTTTATTAAAAAATTTTTTTTAAAATAAAAAATATAATCATTATTATAAATAATGTCATTAGTTATCTGTTCCAATCAAGAAAGCGATGGATCTACCGATCGTGGAACCAGTGTTTATGATGCGTGGTCATTTAGAAATCCTTTATCTTCTACTATGACTATTCCAGCCAATTCACAAGTCGCTTTACAATCGTGTAAAGTTAATGTTGATGGAAGAGTTGTATTTAGTAAAAATAATAATCGTTTTTATCATTATTTCGGTGAAAAATTATCAGGAACCAAACCAATCTCTTCTACTACATCTGCTCCACTAATTACAACTCTATTGACGGATGATGAGAGTGGACAGGTAGTTGAGTTAAGTTTAGATGATTTCGCCGATAGAATTCAGGATAGAATTAGATCAACAACTTATCATCCGAATCAAAAAGAACAATTTTTATGTAGTGTTTTGAGGAACGCTTCAGGCCACGATTTTTTAGGTTTTAAATATAATTTTAAACAGAATATAGCCAACGTATCTACTGTTCCTGGAAATGGAACCTTTGTTAATTTTTATGAACAGAGTGGTAATTTAGATCCTCCTTTTTCTTATAATGACGGAGTTTTTACTAGAGATAGCGCTGAACCACCAAATAAAACCGCTTATGGTATTTGTAAAAGACAACCTTTTTCATTAAGTAATGGTTCGTTTATTGTAAATATAAGGAATGGTTCTTTCGCTGATGTGGTTGATAATGGCGCTCAATTTGTTGTTGGTTTATCTCGTTCAGTAAATGAGCCTGATGAAAACGGATATTATTTTCCAAGATATACTACATATACAAGTGAAGGTGAATTAGATTTATACCTTGATGGATTTAGTGATTTTGGTTTTGGAATGAATAATGATGGAGAATTAGTCATGTTTCACAATGTCAAAAATCAATATAACCGAACTCAAATTAAAGAGGTTAAATATTATAATAATGCAAGTAATCATGTTGATTTTAGTTCAGGAAGTAGATTTAATTTAGTTAATGGATCTCAATACACTAAATTAGGTTTCTTTTCTTCAGGTGAAAAAATAGAAGTCAAGGCGTTTCATAATGGTTCATCTCAATGGAGAGACGCGTGTGTTGTATCTGAAGGAACCGCTACTTATGATACATTCTTTAAACCTGTGAATCAGACTTGTTGGTGTCTTCATCCTGTAATAGGTATTGGAACCGATGCTTCTTCGGTTGAGCTTGGTTCCACAATACAAATCGCTGAATTTAGTAATCTTGCTTTATCCACTTATAGTCAACCAACAAATGCTAATCCAAATTCCGCTGGCTGGTGGGAATTGTTAGAATGGTTAGGAACCGCTGGTAATTATTGTTATGAGATGGAGATGAGAAGCTGGAATGATCCTTCTGTTTCTACACATCAATATGTTGGATTACAAGGAAGCGGAGGTGTAAATTTTGATAATATCATGATTTTGGAAGAAAGTGAATTATACACACCAAGTAGAGGCGCCAATGGAAAGACTATTTTAGGATTTAATAATTCTATTGTATCTGAACCGAATTCGGGAGCTGGAACCAATAGTGTTATTTTTGAGAGTGATACGGTTCCAAATTTAGTTTCATCGATGGCTATGTTTGTCAGATTAAATAATTTTGGACAAAATGTTGTTAATGCTCATAATGGTAATAGATCTAAAATAATAGCTCATCTTCCTCGTTTTGATAATACTCAATCAACTGGACGATTATATTTTGAGCCAAGTAATCTTATATGGATTGATTTAGATAATCCTGGTGATTTACAGGTAAATGAATTTGATATTTCATTCTGTTATATTAACGAACAATTCGCTGAAATACTCACAGGACAAAGTATTGTTTGTTTATACTTTCGTCAGAAAAGTCAAAATGTATCGTGAAATATAACGCCACAAAATCATTTAAACATAATTTAGGAATATAAATTGATATGAAAGGAATAGTTTATTTGGTTCAGTCAAAGAATTTAAATTATATTGGATCAACAACTCAAAAATTAAATAGAAGAGTAAGAGATGGACATACTTGTTTTAAGATTTATAATTTTGATATAAATAATTATTCTGTAAAAGTATTGGAAGAAATTGATTTTAAAAATAAATTAGAACTTTATAAATTAGAACAAAAATATATTGATAAATATGATTGTGTAAATATCAAAAATACGCCTATATCATTTTCATTATCAAAAAAAGAAGCTGATAAACAATATTATGAAAAGAATAAAGATGAAAGAATTAAAAAGGCTTCTGAATATCAAAAAACAGATAAAGCGAAATTACAAAGAAAGAAAAGATACAACAATAACAAAGATAAATTTAAACAATATAGCAAAGATAACAAGGAAAGGATTAATGAGAAGAGAAAGGAGTTAAGAGAAAGGAAAATTACTTGGGGTGGCGATCCAAGATCTAATAATAATCTATTACAAATAGATGTTAATATTTTTCATTAATGTAATTAGATTTTATTATAATAAATTTTTTTTTGTATTTTTAATAATTTTTAGTAATTTTTTATAAATATTAAATAAAAATATTTATATTAATTATAATAATATGAGTAAAAAACAACCTCCGCGTGTCATGTTAAATTTTGAGCCTGATTATGAACCGCCTCCGCCCCCGGGGGGTCAAGAAAAACCTGATATGGATATCAATATAATGGATCTTGATGTCCAGGAGGAATTAATAGAAGACGATGATATGATGCCGAAGATACAAGAAAAGGAAAAAATTAATGTAAAAGATATTTTTGATAATATAAATGAAGAAGCTTTAAGAGATGAGGATTCCGAAGGTAAAGGAGAAGTAAATCCAAATTTTATTTATTCTGATAAACCACAGGTAAGCTACGCTAAACCAGAGATGAGCTTTGCTAAACCACAGGTAAACTCCGCTAAACCGAAGGCTGAAAAGAAACCAAGGAAACCAATGTCAGAGGAACATAAACAGAAACTTGCATTGGCGCGTGAAAAAGCTATGGAGGTTAGGAAGGCGAAAGCGATAGAAAAGAAAAAGATGAAAGAATTAGAGAATGAAGAAAAGGAACTATTAAAAAAACAAAAAGTTAAAAAGATTCAGAAATTAAAGGAAAGTGTAGAAAATTCAGATGAAGAGGAAATAAAACCAACCCAGTCAAATCGTAAAATTATTAATAATCATCCATCGATTACTAAGAAGGATTTGGAGGAAGCTCAATTTGATGCGATCATGAGATATGAAACCTTAAGAAAACAAAGGAAGGCTGAGAAGAAGGAAAAGGAAATGATAGAAAGTCAAAAGAAGGAACTATTAAGGAAACTAACGCCACAAACATCTTATAAATATCGCGATGGATCTAATCGTTGGGATATGTGCTATTAGTGTTTTACCGAAAGAATAGAAACAAATATATATTTGCCGACAATTAGAAATTTAGTGCTCATGTGTCGGTATTTTGGTTAAATTTCTTATAGTAAATTTTGAGGATATTTACCGACATTTTTATTCGGCGAATAGAAACAAACAAATATTTACCGACAGATTTGATTTTATCAAATCCGAGTAATTTTTATAAAAAATTACGAACACTTTTACCATTTCTCTTTAAAGATAAAATAAATTTAAAATATAATATTAATAATAAATGGTTTCCTTTGTTTTATCATGTTCTACTATTCCATCAAGAATAGAACATTTAGTAAAATTAATTCCTTTAATGAAAATTCGGTATCAATATTTTGTCATTAATATTTGTAATGAATATAAAAGATTTGGTAAATTCAAAGTTCCAAAATCATTATTACAATTATGTAAAAAAGATAAAAGAGTTGTATTTAATTTTATTGATGATTTTGGGCCGATTGGAAAATACATCGGAGGATTTAATTTCATGAAAAAGAAAAATTTAATTTGTTGTAAATTAATAATTATCGATGATGATATTTTATATAATAAAGATTTATTTTATGATTTAATTGATAATAAAAATGAATATAATATTACTTGTAGTTCAGGTTTTAATTTTTCATTAAATTTAAAATATAATCCAATAGAAGGCGATTGTGAATTTGTGGAAGGTTATGGCGGAATATGTTTTAATTATGATCAATTTAATGAATTCATTTCATTTTATTCTAATTATTATAAGTGTATTCATAATTTCCATAAACGAAGTGATCCTTTGGAAGATGATGATTTAATACAAAAATATTTACAAGCTAGTTTTCTTGGAGATGATTTTATATTATCAGAAATTTATAAATCTAAATACGCGATTGATAATGGAAGAAAATATTTACAACCTCAACAATATGGATTCGGAAAAGAAGCTTTACATAATAATAATATATTCGGATCTAATTTAGGTTCATATTATCATTTAAAATCCAATATTGAGATTTTTAAAACATTCCAAAATAAATTTAAATTAAATAATGAAATAAAAAACCACAAACTAAATTGTAAATTCAAGTTCGATAAAAAGGTTTGTATTTTTACTTGGTATGATGAAGGAATAAAAGAATATGCAGATATAACATCAGAAATTAATAATGAATATTGTAAAAGAGAAGGCTTTACATTTTATAAAGATGATAATAGAAGATTAAATGATAGAACGCCACATTGGGAAAGATTACCTTTATTTTTAGAATTATTTAAAAAAGATTACAACTATGTCGTTTGGATTGACGCCGACGCTTGTTTTAGATTTCATAAAAATCAACTAAAAGAAATTATTAATGATTACAACAAATATAATATAATATTTTCATATGATAATCCTTATACTAAAAATATTAATTCGGGATTTATGATAATGAAAAATAATGATTACACAAAAGAATATATTACAAAATTAATAAATGATAAAGATCCGACTTATTTTTTCAGACCAAATTGGGATCAAGAGAAAATAAATCAATTTTATGAAAAAAATGTAAATAATATTAAAAATAATAGTTGTATTTTATCATATCATTTATTACAAGATTTTCATTTAAGAAATCCAAATTCTTTAATAATTCATTTGGCTGGAGTAGATAAAGAAAAAAGAATAAAAATATTTTCTGAATTAAAAAATAAAATATTATAATAATATATAATTATGTCAGATGACGAAGAACAACCAGTTTTAAAAATTAAAGAGAAGAAAAAAACAACAAAGAAGCCACCGCGAATTTATAAAGTGAAGGATTTAGATGGAGATGAAAGGTTTAAGGATATTCATCCGAATTTACCTCAATGTCCAAGCTGTTGTATTTTAGTTGGCGCGATTAAGAGTTCTAAGTCAAATCTCATATGTAATATGTTAATGTCTCCCGAGATGTATAAAGACCGATTTGATATTGTGAGGGTTCTATCGACTACTTTACATATGGATGATAAAGGAAAACTCATGAATAAATTCTTTGATTGCGACGACCATTATGAAGATAAATTTATTACTGATATTATTCAGTCTCAAGGTCAATATTCTAAATTAGAAAGACCAACATATTGTTTGGTTCTTGATGATTGTTTAACTGCAGATTTTTGTAAGAGAAATAATCAACTCGCGTATTTTATGACAAAAATGAGACACTACATTGATATGTGTATAATGTCTGTTCAGTCAATAAATCATATTCCGCCATTGATCCGCGCTCAGGCGCGAGACATCATTATAGCTCGTCAAAATAACCACAAGGAAATTATTAAATTACAAGAACAATTTAGTGGTTTACTTGGTGAAGATGGAGATCGTAAATTTATGGATTTATATAATTACTGTCATAAAAAACCATATAATTTCATGTATATGAAAGCGTGTGAAAATCCTTGTGAAGTATATTTTAATTTTGAGGAGAAAATTTATCCGAAATAAACGAAGTAATCTTTTAAGATAATAAATTTATTTATTTTTTAAAAAAATAAAATATATTATAATTATTATAAATATGTCAGATGTATCTTCTATGAATGCTATTGCTCTCGGAAACGCGAGGCGAGACGCGGTTAGACAAAGGAATGAACAAATTATCCAACATAACAATGATGTTGCTAATCAGATTTCATCATTAAAAGACCAACAGGCGACCGTTCAGAGTATTATACAAGCGAAGGACACAGCTCAGGCGCTATGGACTGGAGCTGGATTGCCTGATAAAATTAAGGCTTATCAGGATTATAAAGCGTCAAGATCAGGTGCTACTAATCCAACATCTAAAAGTGAAACTAATTTACAGGCGGAAGCTGAAAGAAATAATCCAACAAATCAAGCCACAACACCAGCTCAAAATCCAACGGAACCTCCATCGGAAGCTGTGGCGGAAGGTTCACCATCAGGCGCTTCTGTATCGGAAGAAGGCGCCACCGCTGAAAGTAGATTAACCACTGGACTTAAAAATTCTTTACCGCTAACAGAAGAAGGTGAAACCGCTTTATCGAAGGCTGGAAAAGTGGCTGGTGGTTTTGGGGCTGTAGCTTTAGGTGGATTAGATGTTTACAATGATTTTAAAACTGGATCATTTAAATTAGCTGGAAATAATGGTTGGGAAAAGGCTGGAAATGTATTACAAATTGGTGGAAGTGTGGCGGATTTAGTTGGAACCGTTTATCCACCAGCTAAATTACTTGGTGGTATTTTAGATTTAGGTGCTTCTGCTACGGATGAAATTGGACGCGCGACAGATAATACAACGACCCAACAGGATGACGCTTTAAAACAACAGGAGACTGAAGGATTACAAGGTCAACAAGAAGCTGAAACTCAATTAACGGGAGATACAAGTTAATTTAATTATGAAAATTATTATAACTAACTTTTTTAATTATTTTTTTTAAAATTTTATAATATTATATTAATTATAAAATATGTCATATTGGAGAGCTGATGATAGTGTTCGCGTTGGTGAAACCAAAGTATCAATCCCTTCCGAAAACGGATTAGAATATAGTCCTGGTCAGAAGGTTCAGTTATATGTCGATCCATCTACTAAATTTATTGATGGACGTGAATGTTATTTAAATCTTGATTTTAAGATAAAACTTCCTGTTGGTGGAGTTCCAACTCGTCTTCAGTTAGACAAGTGTTCTTCGGTTTTACTGAAAAATATTAGGATCTATGATGGTTCACGCGGTCAGCTTCTTGAGGAACTTTCTGAATATTCTTCTTATGTAAGTGTCAAATATGATTATGATAAAGATAAAAATTTACAGAATGTCCGCGCCCTTACTGAAGGTTGTGCAGTTTATCAGCCTGACAATCGTGGCGACCAGGGAACTTCTCAGACTTCTATGGCTAACACCATGACAAATCCTTATTTTAAGAAAACAACTGGAGACCAAGCGACAGCGTTTAGTGATAGTGATTTTCTCACCGCGAAATTAAACCTTCCTCTACACACAGGTATTTTCGCTAATTCTCAGACTATTTTTCCAGTAATGATGACAAATGGTCTCTATATTGAGATTGATCTAAATGAAGCTCCAGTAATTCTAAAACAATTAGATAGTGTCAATCGTCAAATTAGAACTGAATTAGCTCCGTTTTTTCATTCTATAAATGGTTCTGATACTCCTGATGAATGGATCAATGGATCAACACACACAACTTTTTATGTTTCCACTGTAAATAATATTGACGGCGAGGATAGAGTTGCTCGGTTTCCATTTGTGGTTGGTGAAACTATTGGTTTCTGTAAATCAGATAATAACGGATCAAAAACTACTCTCACAGGCGAAACAGCTATTTCTCAGATAAATTTATCAAGTGGAGCCAATGCAGGTAGCGGTTTAATCCAAGTTGTTTTAGCTGGTGCTGGCGCGACTACTAACGGTAGCGTCAACCTTGTTGGCGAAGAATGGGTTATGTATTCTACGGCTGTTGAAGGTAAAGCCAGTTATGACGCTTCTTTCACAGTTTCTAATGTAAATTTGGTTGTATCTCAGGTTCATTTAGATCCTGGCTATGAGCGAGGTATGGTTCAGAAGGTTCGTGAAGGAAAGGCTATTGAGTTTGATATTCAGACATGGACTAATTACAAACATTCTATTTTATCAAGTGATAGACAAACTAATATCCAAATTTTCGCTAATAATTCTCGCGCTAAATCTCTTCTCATTCTTCCAACAGATAGTTCGGTTTACAATACTGCTGATCAAATTACTGGAAATGGTGGTTATGTTATTAAAGGTTCTGACAATTCCTCGGAAACTGGTAAGGACGCTCAGGACACTTGTCTAATTAATAACCGCCCTGGATACAGTGGAATAGTAGATTATTTAAGTTCCATCCAGTATGTCATAAATGGTAAGAGGGTTCCGTCGCGTGAAATTTCTACTAAGAAAATCGCCACAAGAAATAGTATTGATGCGTTTCACATTTATGAACTTGAGAAGGTATTAGACAATAGTGGATCTATTGAGCCTCGTTCGTTTAGTGAATACATGAATAACTTTTGTTTTGGTCGTGGTTTCTCGGCTGGAGGTCAGAAAGGCGCCATGGATCTCAGAGGTAAGGACTTATCTGTTATTCTTAAATATAATGAAGCCACGGCTCCAACCAAAAATAAGATGTTTCAGTCGTTTGTATTCAGTCTTCGCCGACTAATGATACGAGACGGATCTATTGATATTGTATTCTAAGTGTCGCCTGGGCGCAGCCGCCCGAAGGGCTGTCGGTAATTTGAGTAAAATTTATATAATATTATTTTTGGATTTTTATCGACAGAATTGATTTTATCAATTCCGAGTAATTTTTATAAAAAATTACGAACAGAATTTTTTTTTATTTATTTTTATTTTAAATTTATAATATATTAATTATTATAAATATAATGTCTACATCACGCTATATTGAGATAAGGCCAGATAATATTCCAGCCGACGGAAAGGTTTCTTTTAAAAATGGTTTCCCTGTGTTATCATTTACAATCTCGGCTCAGGATGGTCTCTTAGATCCTCGTTCTATTAGAATTGTTGGTGATTTTGCTGTTTTTAAGAACAATGCACGAACTCCAGTTGTTAATACAGATGGTTTAACCATGAATAATCGACTTGGAATTTACAATGTAATTGATACTTTAACTGTTCGTTCTGTTAGATCTAAGATGATCTGCGAGAGTATTCGTCATTATGCTAAATATATGAATTCTTATATTTCTATGACATCTTCTCTTCAGGATCAGGTTGGCCATTTCGGTGAAACTTGTTTAATTATGCCGAATAGCCAAACTTTTAGAAAGTCTGTTGTAGAGAGTAGGAACACGGACGCTGTGGCTACTAATTCATTTAGTTTCCACCTTCCCTGTGGCTTCGTCATGTCTGGACAGCTTGTAAACCTTCGTCCTGACGCTTTTGGCGGTGTTCAGATAGAATTTAATTTAATGCCTGATAGTAATGTTCTTTATGCTGAAAATGGTAGTTCCGCTGGTTTGACTGAGGCGTTTTATGAACTATCCAATCTAAAACTATGTTGTGAAGTTCAGGATATTCCCCCTGGTGAATTAACCAGTGGTGAAAGCGAAGGTATGTATGAATTTAACACAATTACCTCTCTTTATACATCAATTAATTCTACCAATGCTCAGCTTCAGTATAATTTAGCTCAAAGGAATGTATTATCTGCCTTTTTGACATTTATGCCTGTATCTAATATTAATACTCTTACGGCTGATGGACAGGCGACTACTTATCCGTCAGGTAAGGGTGCGAGTGCTACGGCTCTTGCCTTCTTTAAGAGGATTCAGTTTCTCAAGGGTGGATCTAAGTTTCCAGCGGATTTTGATTATGTCAATTCTATTACCAAGGACGCTAATGGAACTCTTCCTGATCCTCAGATAGTCAAGACATTTATAGAAGCCATCCATCCCGAGGGTGGTGGAGATAAACTATCAATTTCTCCAGTAAATTGTAATCGGTCTTATGACATGGCGACCGCCGTGGCTTCATCCAGTTATGCACAGATCCCTGAGGGTGGTGGTGTAATTGGCCTTGGTGTAAAATATGGTCTATCAGGACAGGGCGAAGATTTCTCAACTGAACAATGGGGTGTATCTATTGAGAGTGAATTAGACCGAAATAATCCAATTGGCGTCTACATTTTCATTAAGTCCAAGGCTCAACTTATATATAATTCTAATGGTATCCAATTATTACAATAAATTTAGTGTCCTGTCTCTCAGATCCCCTAGGGGTGGCTGTCGGTAATTTTATTAAATTATTATAGTATTATTTTTGGATATTTATCGACAATTTTGTTTCTATTCTCTTTTTTTTTATTTTTTTAATGAATAATTTATAATATTATAATTATTATAAAATATGGATACTACTACTTCTCCCGCACCGCGACAGGCAAATGACGGCGGTTCTATTCCAAACTTCGTTCAGCTCCAACAGGTTCCAGTAAATTACATCCAACAGGTAGAAACAGATCTACTTGAACCAGTCGTATTTAATCAGGGTGGTTCTACGACTGATGGTTTTTGTCGTTTTACTCTTCAAAATAAAGGCTTTTTGCACTCTCAATCGAAGGTATTTCTATCGGTAGAACCACAGGGTAATGCGTCTACTACTGATTGTTATTTCGCTCCTCATCTTGGGGTTGGACAAGTTATTAAGAAGGCTGTTTTAAAAATTGGTAATAAAACTCTAAATGAGGTTGATAGCTGGGCTGGTCTCTACGCTGTCAAATCTTCCTTACTAAATAATGAAACGAATATAGAGCGTGAGCTTTACATGACAGGGCGTTCTCAGAATTATAAATTTATTTACAATGACGGAGATAACAAACTCGCCGACAAGGTTGGACTTGACACTGGTATGGAGGTTGATACTGATACTGTTTTTCTTCCTGATTGGTCTATTATGGATGGAACGAAGAAGACTGAATGTCCTTCTTATATGGTTGATTTATCTGATCTATTTCCCTTCCTTAAAATTCACCAGCTTCCACTTTACATGATCAGAGAACCAATCAACATAGAATTACATTTTCATCCAACCACACAACACAGATGTCAGATTGCGTCTACTGATACAGTTGGTAAAGAGATGTTTGTTGTCAGAAATGAATTAAAGTTCTGTGCTGATTATATTTTCTATGGAGCCACAGATGAGATGGAACGATATGCAAACGCCAATAAGGATTTATCATTTTCCTTTGTTGATTATCGTGTTGTTGAGAATACACTATCACACACTGATTTAGCTAGTGGTGTAATTAGAAATCTTGGTATGGCGAATAGGATGGTTCCACGAATCATCGCTACTCTTCCAGATACTGGACTTAGTGAGGATACCATCCTCGGTCAGTATAATTCTATTGCTCCTTTTATCAATGCTTCAGGTGTTCAGGGCGCTGGATTAAAATATAATATTCGGTATAATGATCGTTATGAATTTACTTCGGATGTTGATAATACGGCTCGTCTATTTAGTATTATTACGGATAGTGAGGGTGTTCCGTTTATTAACAGAACAGTCTTTGCTTCTCAGGGTGATATGCTTGATGCTGGAAATGAATTTTATGAAGGACGCCAACAGGATCTAAATTTAGAAGGTCATCAGTTTTATCTTGGAACCAAGCTAACAAATGGTCGTGTTGGACAGCGAGGTGTGGAGCTTCACCTTGCTGGAGATTGGGCTGATAGTGGACGGACGCCAACTCTTCTCCGTGTCTATTGTGAATATCTAAGAGTGGCGCGTCTTGTGGATGGAATGATGGAAATTTACAATGCGTGATAGTTTCAAATAATACCACTTAAAAATAATTTTATATATTTATGTATGTATAGAATG